GATATTAATGCTGATTCATGAACCGCCAATTCTTTATTTACTCTTCGTATATCTTTATCTACATTTTTATAAGGATTTTGATTTTCAGTTCCTAATGAATAAAACTCGTATTTTTTAAATAATTCTTGTTGGGCCAATAAACTAGTTTGTTGCTTTTTCAACTCCCTTACCGCTTGTTCTTCTTCCCTCATTTTCTCTGTTAAAGCAATGGCTTGCTCTTCTGCTATTTTAATAGCCGCGACTTCTTCTGATACTCCTAGAAACTTTTCATAAGCAGCCGTAATATCTTCCGTAGTACTTTCCAAAGTAAGTGATTCTCCTATTGAATCCTTCATTAAATCATTTAACTGCTTGAGTAGTTCTTTTCGTACTTCTAAAGATTGATTCCCATCCTCGGTTAAAATACCCACCAATACTTTGGCTTTAGCCGTATTTTCAGCAAAATATCTATTTCCTTCATTTTCAATATCTTTTAACATATCAGGGACACTAAAAGCCTCTTCATTTGCCTCTTTTTTAGCCTTCCTCAGTTTTTTAAATAAAGCAACCAAACCAGCAACAGCCGCTGCTACTAAAGCAATCGGGACTAATACTGATGCAAAAGATAAATTAGCGGCTGCTAAACCGGCCTTCATTGCAGCCATACCTTTAGTAAAAGTCTTAGTTATTATTTGAGCCGCCAAAATAGTTTTAAGATACTGTACCTTTATAGTACGTATTAATGTTAGCATAGCTATTTGAACCCAAATAATAGCTCGTCTAAAAGTAGTAAACAAATATATCAAAGTGGATATTCCCATTGCCAATGGTCCTAATGCCGCTAAAGTAAGCAAAGTCCATTTACGAAATAATTGACCAGCTTCGGACGCTTCCTTCCACCGATTTCCTATTCTAACCAGCATACCAGAAAGGGATTCATAAATAGGAAGAAGCCATTTAGAAACAACCTCTCCTATTTGAATCATACCTACTTGCATTTCTGCTTGGGCAGCAGAATACTTCAGTTTCATAGTTTGTGCTGCCGTATCAAATCCATGAGTCAAAGCCCCAGTAGAATCAGTTACTCGTTTCTGCAACCCGATGTTATATTCAAAGTTTTTTCCCGCCATATCCAATATCATAGTTAATGCTCTGATATTAGGGAATACTTTACTAGCTAATGTCTCTCCATAATCCTCCTGTAATTCTCTGATTTTCTGTAATAAAGGAATCATCCCCTGCTCCCCTAAAATAGATCGCAGTTCTTTATACGATGATCCCATAGCGGATAAAGCAGCCCGCCCTTTTTCATTTTCTTTATATAATCCATTCAATACCCCTCGTAAATAAGTAGTAGCTTGAGCAGCACTAGAACCTGTAATAGTCATTGCGGCTACGGCAGCTGATACCTCATCAAAAGACATACCTATTTCAGAAGCTAAAGGCAAAACAGATCCTAAAACATTAGCAAAAGCTGATGCCTCGGCTTTACCTTCCTTAACAGCAGCTACTAAAACATCAGTCACATCAGCCGCTTTAAGTCCTTCTCCCTTATATGCAGCCAATACAGAAACTACTAAATCTGCTATATTCTTAGTTTCCCCCAATCCAGCGGAAGCCGCTTTAGCTGATTGAGTAAGAATATCCATGGCTTCCGCCCCACGTACTCCAGCAGAAGTAATAAAATACAAAGCGTCTGCTAATTCTTTTGGGCCTTTACCTACTTTAGGAGCTAATTGTAATACCTCTTTACTCCACTCATTTACTTGATTTTGAGCTTCCCCTACCAAACCAACGATCATTTGCATAGACGCCTCATATTCATGGGCTAATTTAGTAACAGCTTTACCTGCTCCTACCAATGGAAGGGTTAAAGTAGCTAATGATAAGTACCCAAAAGTACGCATTTTTTGAGCCGCTGTATCAAGACTAGCTCCATACCTACTGTTAAAGCGTTCTAACTTTGCTTGGGCTTGTTCTATTTTTTTATTTAACCCACTTATATCTGCTTCAAATCGTACGAATAGGGGTTCTAATTCCATTATAATATCTCCTATTTGTTATTTTTATTCCGCTCCTTTTTCTTATCCTTTTTCTTCACATTTTTAAACGCTTTTTCAATTCTATTTAATTGAGATTCCATTTCAGAAAGATCTTGTTTTCTGTTTAAAATTTCATCTACTTCCCAAGGAAATAAACCAATATCTTTTAAATTACGTAAAGGATGTTTTAATGATTTGCCCGATATATTAGTTAAATGAAGAACAATATATCGGGCCACCTCCCATTGAACCTTAAATTTATCTACATCCCTCCTACTAATATCTAATACCGCATACTTAAATTCAATAGGAGTTAAATCATAAAATAAATCCACCGAATATCCAAATCGAGAAATAGCAATCCCGCACAACTCATTAAAGTTAATGTCTAATACTAATTCTCTTAGGGATTTAGCTTTTTTGCCGGCTCTACATCCCCTCCTTTTACTTTAAGTTCCTCAGCACTAATAGACATATCTTCAAAGAACTCAGGAATCAGTCTTAAAAAATCAAAATAAACCTCATCCATAATTTTTTCCATATCTTCCTTCGAGAAAGGAAATTCTTTTTTCGTTTTCTCATACCCTTTCTTCAAAGCATAATATAACAATGTTTCATATACTTCGTAATCAGTCCCATCATCATCAGTGGAAAAACTACGACCTAAATCCAATTTCAAACGTTTTAAAGCATAATAAGAAATACGGATAGGTAACTCTTGGTTTTCAAATTTTAAATACCGAATCATTTTGATTAAAATTTTAAAAGATTTTTATTAAACTTACTCATTCTCAATTATTTAATTTACCAAAAATAAAAACCCATGATTAGGATTCTCTTCTCATTACTTCATTACTTCTAATCTTCAGGACTACCCGTAGGTGATCCAGTAGAATCAGCATTTCCACGAATCGGCTGTCCAGTGACTCGAATCGTTGTATTTGCTGTTACCTGACTGCCTACACTTGCACTTAACGGAACTTCCGTCACCAATCCTTGAAATTCTAAACTGGTGTGATCCGTTGTTGGAAGTACAATTGCATACCATTGCCTGTCATTAGATTCAAAATCATCCATCATTATCTCAAAAGTATCGTCCGTGAAATTCATAGTAAGACTTACAGTCCCACCATCTCTTAAATCCGGTACATACTCTCGATAACCTCCTTCAGAATCTAATGCGGTAACATCAATCATCTCACGAGTCATTGTAGGCCCATCAATAGCCGAAATTTCGGCTATTGCTTCCCAGGTGGAACTACCGTCCCACCTCCAAAATTTAGTACCCATACTCGATACCGCATTACTGGCCATAATTTACCTCCTTTGTAATTGAAAATTAATACTAAACATTACTCTATTGTTGTCATCCCATCCCAGTGTAGCAGGACCACTGGTACATAGAATAGACGAATATAAAGTCCCACCCCATGTTTCTTGTGCCCGTCCATGAAGTGAGTCCCTTATAGCTTGACATAATACATACCCATCCAAATATTTTTTATTTCGTACTCGGATTTGTACGGTATCATAATTATACACCGATCCATCAAATGTCGTATGAGGGGGAGCCGTATTACTATCATAAATAGTTACCACATTATGTGGTTCTGCTGGTTCTCGCCCAATAAACAAGTTTGAGCCAAAGACCAATCCCAATTCGGTTTCAGCCTCTAACATTTCTTTTATATCTATACTACCAGCATTCATACTATTTGTTTTTGCCCTTTCCTACCTTTTAACTCTTTCTTCATTATCCTTGTTATATCCGCTCTCTTATTATTTACAGCTATTTCTAACCATTTTGCCCCTGATCCTTTTTTAGACCAATTTATCTCACGTGGAGGATCTATTCCCATCTCATGAACCACCACGGCATAATTAGCAGTATGCCCCAAAATCACCATTGGATTTTTATTAGCCTTACACTTAGCTGTCATTTCTTCAATAATTTGGGTATGACGAGATGCCATTTCACCGGCTTTCTTTCCTGTAAAAACTGCAAGATCATTAGATTTAGCAGGCCCATTTATATTAGTAATGAATAAACTAGCCTGCAAATTACCTAAATCGAAAGGAATATAGGGAAGTTTCTTCACTGCTTCTCTCTCTACTGTTTTAGCTACCCTAGTCAATGCTCGAACCGCACTACGTGTAGTCATATCTTTTTTATAATGCCCCAACTGAGCCACTATTTTCTTGCCGTTTGTTATTTT